CAAAGAACTTTTCTCTACCAACTTTCTTACCATTGATAACAGCACCATGCTTAGATGTGATGTGCATGATGTTATAATCATGCTCTAATAACCATGATTGAATATCAGTTTGTGATAGCATATTCCATAGTATTCTTGTTGTTGGAGCAGATACAAGTATCTTTGGATTGTTATCAGTTATGTTGGTAATTATGTCCTTTAAGTTATCACTATCTACTTCATGTGCATTTAACTTAGTACGCTCACGATCAGTTTCAAATGGTATAACTTTAGGATATAATATAGTGCCACTATCTATTAACTCCTTTGCATCAGTTTGTTCTAATATATTACCATATACTTCCGCATTATTCATACCACGTTCCGCACTAACACTATTTTTAGATCGTGAAATGCGTGGAGTAGCAGTAAAGAAGTATCGTGGTATTTCATACTTAGCAACTCTCTTTACTTGCTCAAAGAATACTTTGCTAGTGCCATTGTGTGCTTCATCAAAGTATATTCTGTTAATATTTACACTACTATCTAATACTCTATGGAGTGAATGATAGGTGGTAAAGATTAACTTATCATACTGAGGATTAGTGCAACTCCAATGTGTTAATTCTTCGTGTTTTGTGGTGCTAAAATGATGTGTTTCACCACTATGTACATGTGCTATTTGTACATTTGGAATAGCAGATTCAAACTCATTAGATAATTGATTAGCAAGCAATATGCGTGGTGCTACTATAACAATTGTCTGTGTTTTGCGTGGAGTTTGTGATAATATTCTATTGCAATCTGCTATCATTATGAATGTTTTGCCACCACCAGTAGGTATAATAATTTGACCACAATCTTCTGCGGTCATGTTATCATAAGCACGTAACTGATGAGGTCTCAATGTATCTTTCAAAGAATCCATTTTAAAGGACATAATCATTATAAACTAAAAAACCACCCCAATGGGGTGGTTGTGTGTAGGTTGTGTGATTGTCACACTAAGCGGTTACTCCTGTCTCTTTTAGAATTAGTTTAACAAATCCCTCAAGATATACTAGAGGAAGTATTACTAACTCAAGACCATTTAACTCGCTTATGTTTCTTCTTTTCACATCAACTTTGACTTCTTCTTTAATAGTTTCAGTCACGATTGGATCTCCATTTACTTTAGTTGCAACTACCGTATTTAGAGGAGTTGATGTTACTTTCTTTGCAGTTGCCTTGCGTGTTCTTCTCTTGCGTGGTGTTGCAGTTGAAGTCTTACGAGGTGTTGCAGTTGGCATAAAATAATAATGCAATGTAAACTATAGGGATGTTAGTTCTTTATTCGGTAGCGAACCGAGAGGCACATCCATCTCCTCGTAAAGGACTTACAGAGCGTAATTTCTCAACTGAATTGAGACAACCATAGACTCTTGCCTAAATGGTGTTGAGGGACTAGGGGAAGTCAATTACCCTAACGTCATATCTAAGATTTACAACTTCAAAACTCATATTTTTATAACGGATGAATTACCGTGAGTACAAGAGGTCTCCAAACATAAAGAGCAGTTTTCCACAGCGTGTACCAAAGGACATCTGATTGTTGC